ATATAATACCTTAAAATCGGGGTTTTGCTTGTAATAATCCATTGTTTTATTTTTAGCATCACCTAATAAAGGAACTAATTCGTTTAATTTATCTTCAATTTTATCAAACCCTAATAAACGGTCTGTAATGTGTTTTTTAAGGTTAGGACTTTCAATACCTAATGAAGCAATATAGCTTTCTAAATCTTGTGTTTCTACCTCATTTAAAGGTTCAGTTCCTTTATTACGAGGGATAATATCGATAGTTTTAGATGATCTAGGTTTAGGAGCTTTTTTAAATCCTAATTTGTAATAGTAATTTACAGCAGCACCATCTGCTTTTTTATTAGGATTAAAGGCGAATGGAGTTGCATATTCACCACCGGCTGCAGTACCTGAAATTTCATCCAACAAATTTTTAATGGTAACGTATTGTTCAGGATATTCATTTCTAATATGAGTACGGAACTTATTAAATACTCCTCTTAAATCTTGAGCAATTACAGCAATTTTAGGATCTGCTTTACCATCACTAGTTTTAGATAGGTTAACCATTGCCTGGAGTGCTTGGGACATTTCTTTTAATGCATCTCCAAAATTTCCTAATTTAATTACTTTATGGCTAATGTTTCCAGTTTCCTTATCTATATTATCTGTTTTGAAATATGTACTTAAATCATCAGAAAAGAAATCATTAGTCATATCTATTTCACCAAAACGCTTTTCAATACGTTTGATAAATTCAGGATCTAAATCCTTAGGTTTAATAACCTCCTCTTTTAATATATATTTGTACTTAGGCATTTGTAGAGTGCAATTCTTCTAAAAGTTCACAATATTGAAGTAGATTGACTAAATCGTCATTTCCCACACTAGATGTTTTTCCTAGTGGTTTTAATAAATTATTTACCTCAGTTAACTTAATTTGAATTGCTTTATCCTTTACATCCTCAGTTAATTTATTTAATCTAGTTTTGATTTCTTCAATTTTATTATTGTAGAATTCTTTTAAACGAGGAGTGTTATCTACAGATGTAATGAATTCCTTAAGAATTTCTTTTTGCATATCACTCAATGAAGTATATTTTTCATTGAATTTTTCTAATAAAACTTTATAAGTTAAAATACGAAGATCTTTATCGTATGAACTAAATTCTTCAATAAGATCTTCTTTTACTTTTTCTTTGCTAACTGGGGTAATAGTTAATTGTTCTAAGAGAACGACTTTATTATTAATAATTTGATCAGGGTTTGATAGCTGATCGCTATTATAAATTTCGATTAGCGTATAAAGAGCAGCTTGTGCCTTATAATGGGGTAATTGAGTTTTAAAGAACTCATCTAAATTATAATGTTTCTTGATTTCGTTGATCAAGTTATATTTTTGTCTTCTTAAAGTACCTCTGTTTAAAGATCTAGAAGATTCAATAATAGTATTAATTACAATTTCTGCTTTTCCTTCTGTTATAGAAGTATTTTTAAGTAAAGTTTCATACAATTTGTATTCTTTACCTAATTCGGTTTTTACAAAGAATTTCTTTAAAATACTAGCTGCCTTGGATGTTTTTCCAGACAAAGTATCCGCCGTTATTTGGCGAACTAGTAATTCAAAGAGAATACCCGTATTTTTATACTTCGAATGTTTAATATTCATTCCCAATAGGTTTTGTTATAAATATATAAGGATTTTCACTCCTTAATATTTGATTCATCTAATAGCGATTCTCCCTCGTTTGTTAAACTTAATTTTTTATTTAAAGATTCAAATAAAGCACGATTTTTTAATTTAGCTTCTAAAGCTAATGGAGAACCGCCTTTATATTGTACTTTAATTGAGTCGGATTCGTTATCATCTTTTTTCATTCCTCTAGCTCCTAATCTGTCTTTACCAAAATTATCATCTTGAGTATTTCTATCAGATACTTTTTCTTCAGGACGACCTAAAGGTGCTTTTTCATCATAACCATCGGGAACAGAAGCATCTTCATATCTTCCTCTACCATATAAGTTAGCTAGATCATGTGGTGTACCATATGATTTACCTGTTACAATAGGGTCATTACCTTCAGCTTCAATTTGGGTAATACGGAATTTACGTTTTTGATCTTGTACAACTAAGTCTCTCATTTCCTCGTACTGATCCTGGCTAAAGTGGAAGATGTTTTCATAAATCCAATCTGTAGAGATTAATTTACTCTCAGCCATTGCGGAAGCCAAGTCCATTTTTTCTTTCATCAAGGCAATCTTTTCCTGATCGTAGATGATAGATGGAGTTGTAAGAGATAATTCGAAGTTTGTTAAACCTTCTTCAGTATAACCTTGTGTATACAAGTGTACTAAAGCAATTTTATATAATTCAGATAATACAATACGTTGAAGACGATCGATTGTACGAGCAAAGCGAATATCTTCAGCAGCTAATGTGGCTTTACCTGTTAAATCTTTTTCGTAACCCATAAATGCTTTAGGCACTTTAAGGGCAGCAAATAATTTATCACGTAAATAAGTTACGTCTTCAATAGCAGTATATTGTAATCCAGGAAGATTTTCAATACCTGTAGTTGTATCGTTTCCACGAACAGGTAAGTAATAGTCTTCCATAAGGTTTTGCATGTTGTATTTTAAGTTGTATTCACCTGTTTGAGGATCCATCAACGGAGTACGTTTCATAGTACTGATGGTTTTCTGCATGAAGTTTTCTACTTCATTAGGTGGAATAGAACCAACATTAATTTTAAAGATACGACGGTCTGGGCTACGTACAATTCTATGAATTAACATAGCATCTTCCATCAATGTGTATTGTTTAAAGATTTTACGAGCGGGCTCAATATAAGAACGTCCGTAAGGAAGATAGTTAACATCTGTTAACAATCTAAAGTGGGCCATTTCATAGTTATCGAAATAAACAGAATCTCTATCGTTTTTATCGTATGTGTTAGGGACACCATAATAACCAGAACCTCCACTGTAAACACCTTCAGGTGAATATCTAAATCTTACAGCATTAGGATGTTCGGGATCGTAGTTTTCTTGTCTTTCAATATGATAAGCTGTAAATGGTACAACATTATAAACACCAAATTTTTCAGCAATCTCTAGCTTTAAGAAGAAATCCCCGTATTTACACATTTGGCGAATCCAAGACCATAAGTTAAACTCAACGTTCAATACATCATAAAACAAGTTGTAAAGAATTTGTTGAATATTTTCGTCGGAGCTTCTAATTTGAAGCACCTCACCCATATCGTTTCTTAAAGTACTTTCTTCAGAGATAATATCAAGAGCAGAAGCAATAATTGCATCATTATCCATTACGTCATAATCTGAATAGATCATGGTACGTAAGTATTGATAGTTGATATTTAATTGTTGTCCAAAAAGTGAAGACGCTGCTGGAGAGTATAAACGATTATATCTGTCCATTAACGAATTGGTTGCAATATCTCCTGAACGTTGAATTGAGTCAACGTCCATTACTTTTAACTGATTACCCCCTTGGTTCCTGATGATAACATCAGTCGAGAATAAGCGTTGTAATCGGGTAAATAATCTAGTATCAGCCATTTGTATCTAATTATATCTTATAAATATCAGAGAAGCCAAGTAATGTCCTCTTTTCCTCCATATGGATTTTCGATTTGATATGGATTTTTGGTCATATTCCCTGAGTAACCGCCAGTATACGAACTTTTCCCCATATTGCCAAGGGCAGCTCGAGTCATATCGTGAGAATGTTGCTGGAATTTTAGTGAGGTGTCTCTTAAAAACATAGCAACACCAAAAGCCATTACTAAGTCATCATTGTATCCTGATTGGGCTTCAGGTCGACCATTTTTCCAAACAAACACTTTCATTTCTTCTAATAATCGTTTTGAGTGGATTGTTACTGATCTATCACCTACATACTCTCTAAATTTATTTACTACCAATGGTCTTGTTCTCATTGACATTGTAAATCCAGGAGTCATATCACTATTACCTTCAAATACTTTTAAGTATGATTCAGCTGTTAATTGATCTGATTTAGGTGAATGGTATAAATTTCTATATCCACGTTCAATAATTGAGTCTAAGGTTGCCCAACCAATTGAAGCATTTTCTACAACTAACATGGCATTATTGTATTCAGAACCTAAACCAACTAAAAAATAACCAAATTCTTTAGGAGACATTTGGCCCCTATATTCTGCGACTTGTGTGTTAGTTTGAATATCAATCACATGAGCTGTTGAAAAATCCTTCCCATCACCACGAGCAACATCCGCGGCAATCATATACTCTCTTGAGTAATCAGCTGATTCCCAAACCCATAAATTTTGATCAACACCTCTACGTTCAATTGGATTTTTAACAGTAGTTTCTTTTAAAAATTCAATCCATTCATTATAAAATACAACATCACCTGAAGTACTAAAATCACAATCACATTCTTGGGCTGCTAATCTAGGATCACCCAATAATTCATCTTGTCGTTTTCTCTAAGCTTCATCTCTTTCAGGATA